AGTTTTTGGACAAATTAAAGATAGTAATAAAAAAATAGATAAATTAATTCAAGTAGTTGTATTGGGTTATGGTTCATTATATAACCATTCCTTAACACCAAATGTTGATTATATAACCCATACCGAATTAGATATATTTGAATTTATCTCATTTAAGAAAATAAAAAAGGGTGAGGAGTTATTTATAAAATATGATAAGAACCCAGTATTTATTAAAAAGATAGTTTAGTTATAAGGGTTATATATTTATATGTATGGAAGAAAAGAAAAAATTAAAGGCTCTGTGTATTTCGGGTGGAGGTAGCAAGGGAGCATTTGGTGGTGGTGTTGCACAATACCTAATAGAGGAAGAAAAAAAAGAATACGATTTATTAATCGGTACATCCACAGGTAGTTTACTTGTCCCGTTTATCGCGATTAAAAAAATGGATACATTAAAAGAGGTGTATACCACAGTAACACAAAAAGATATTTTTAAAATAAACCCCTTTAAAGTTAAAAGTGATACTAATGGGGTAGTAAAGGTAGGTATAAATTTTAAGAATGTATTATGGAATATATTAATTAGAAGGAAGAAATCTTTTGGTGATGCATCTAACCTTAAAAAACTAATAAGGGGGTTTATGAGTGAAAAAGATTATCGAAAAATAAAAGATTCTGGAAGAGAGGTAATTTGTACCACAACTAATTTAACATTAGGTGTTCCGGAATATAAATCAACAAAAGAATACGGGTATAAAGATTTTTGTGACTGGACATTGGCTTCTGCAACTGTACCACCATTTATGGAGGTTGTTGAAAAGGATGGTTATGAATATGCTGATGGTGCAATATTAGAACATGCTGCAATACAAGAAGCGATAAATAGGGGTGCTAAGGAAATAGATGTTATTATTCTTAGGAAAGAAGAGTCCGAGTTACCCCCAGAATTAATTAGAAATGCTTTTCATTATATATTCAGAACAATAGATTTAATGATGTTGGAAATAGGTAGGTCAGATATTCAGATAGGAAAATTAAAAGCTAAAGATGAAGATGTTAAATTAAATTTTTATTATACACCAAGAAAACTTACAAATAACTCATTAATATTTAATAAAGAAAATATGGCGTCATGGTGGGAAGAGGGGTATATATCAGCACAAAAAAGATTTTATAAAACATATACATTATCCGGTAAAAAGAAACCTAAACTTTTTTATGATGGAACAATATCTTAATGTTCACCATAAATATCCTTTTTAGGATCACATTTCTCCTTTATAATTCTTTCTACAAAGGCAAACATTTTAAATCCGTTTTCTTCACAATATTTTTTTAATATAGTATGTGTTGATGGTGTAATCTTTAGATTTTTAGTCCTTTTCATTTATTTTCTTTTTAATGGGGTAAATTTGATTTTATAGGGGTAAATTTGATTTTATAGGGGTAAATTTGATTTATTTGTGTTAATAATAACATATTATTGTACGTTATATATGTGTATTATACCCTAAATTTTAGAATAATAAATAGTAAGTATGACAAAAGTATGAAAAAAGTCATACTTATTTTGTAGTATTACCACAAAAAGAAATTTTTCTAAAAAACTAGCATATTTATAAATAAAAGAATTACATAATATAATATAAAAAATAAAATTAAATGGCATCAACAGATAGAATATTTGTAAGTCCAGGTGTATTCACATCAGAGAAGGACTTAACATTCGTAACTAGACAAGTGGGGGTAACATCATTGGGGTTATTGGGGGAGACACCTAAAGGTCCCGCTTTTGAACCGGTTTTCATCTCAAATTATGATGAATTTATAAGTTACTTTGGATCTTTGAATCCGGAGAAATTTAAAGGTACTGGATTTCATAAATATGAACTAAATTACATCGCAAAATCGTTTTTAACACAAACCAATCAACTATATGTAAGTAGAGTATTGGGAGTATCAGGATATAAAGCAGGAAATGCTTGGAGTATAACATTGGATGCGGCATACGACCCATCAACAGAGACTAGTGGTTCACCATCCGCACCGATAGACCCACTTTTAACATATTCCGCAACAACTGCAGGTACACCACTTACTATGACATTTGGGGATGCTAATTTACAAGCATTATATGACGCAGGAGAAATAACGTCATCATTTACCTCTATTGGTTTATCAGATACGGGTGATACAATATCAACTACTACCCCTTCATATATAAAGGATGAAACAAATTGCACTTTTAGTGGGGCAACTTTTGAAATGGAAGTAACCACAACAGGAACTTCTGGATCATTTGTAACGGGTACCACTTCAGGTACTGTTACAACATATAACGCTAGTTGTTATAGTGATATCGATGGTAGTGTAATTGCAACACTTAGATCTAGAGCTGCCTATGGTGGTGATCAAATATTAGACTTTGAAGTTAGCGGTGTAACCGATACTGAGATGACAAATACTACTGACATTGTTTCAGACCCATTTGCATCGTTTAGTATTACAGGTACCGCAAGTGATGGGGCAACATTTAGTTACTCAGTATCTATGGATAAATCGAAGAAAAATTATCTTCCAGGTGTATTTGGTAGTAAGTCACAAGATAAAGAAACAGAGTTATTTGTGGAAGAAATCTATCACAATGTATTAGATGATTTATACGCTGCTGGTAAGGTTAAAGGTTTAGATATAACGTTTAATGGTATAGGAGAAGGATCATCGAATAACTTAGATGATTACCAAGAACAATGGAAATCAGCATCATCTCCTTATGTGTTATCAGAATTACGTGGTAATAAACTACAGAGATTATTTAGATTTATAACAATATCTGATGGAGATGCAGCAAATGAAGATGTTAAATTTTCAATTATTAATATTAAACCAGATGATAAAACTTTTGATTTAGCAATAAGGAAATTTAATGATAACGATTCTAATATGTCAATTGTAGAAAAATATTCTAGAATTAGTATGGATCCAGCTAACACAGGGTTTATAGGTAGAAAAATTGGAACTTCAGATGGTGAATATCCATTAAAAAGTAAATATATAATGGTAGAGATGGCAGATAATTACCCAATTAATAGTATACCTGCAGGGTTTGAAGGATCTTTAAATAGGGAATACATTGGAACTAGAACATCATTACCACCACAAATTGAATACAAAACAGTATATGGTGAATTAAATTCGTCACAATTAAGAAAAACTTATTTAGGTTTAAATACACAAATAGGTGTTGATCAAGACTTCTTTGATTATAAGGGAATTAATAATGTTAATAGTGGTCTTTGGACTGGTAAAACTGACGGATTCCATTTAGATGTAAATTCATTAGGAGCTGAAATATCAGATGGTAACAATAGTTATTTTCCAATATTACAAGTTGGTATATCAGCATTTACAACAGATGCTAGTTTAATAGGTGGTCCATATGAAAGATTATCATCTAGGAAATTCACATTTGCACCTTATGGTGGATATGATGGATGGGATGTGTATCGAACACAAAGGACAAACAATGACAACTATACCAAAACAGGTAGTAAAGGTGCTGATGGGTTATTATCTGGAACGTTTACACCATACACCACAAGTGAAGGTGATGAAGGAATAACTTCAGATTATTATACATTCTTAGAGGGGTTATATACATATAACAACCCAGAAGCTGTAAATATTAATGTATTTGCATCTCCAGGGTTAGATTTAAGGGATCAACCAGGGTTAATTGAAAATGGGGTAGATGTGATTGAAACGGATAGAGCAGATTCATTATACATTATAACAACTCCTGATACTGATGATGATGGAGTTGCATTAAGTCAATCAGAAGCGGTGGCAATAGTAGATGATTCTGGAATAGATTCAAACTACTCCGCTACATACTGGCCATGGTTACAAATGAATGATACGGAAAATAATCAATATGTGTGGTTACCGCCAACATTAGAGGTTGTTAGAAATATTGCATTAACAGATAATGTCGCATTTCCTTGGTTTGCAGCAGCAGGTTTAAATAGAGGTACAACAAACGCAATTAAAGCGAGAGTTAAACTTACTTTAGATAATAGAGATACTTTATATGAAGGAAGAATTAATCCAATGGCAACATTCTCAGATGTGGGAGTTGTAATATGGGGTAATAAAACCTTACAATCTGCGGATACTGCACTTAACAGAATTAATGTTAGAAGATTGTTACTACAAGCTAGAAAACTTATTTCAGCGGTTTCAATCAGATTATTATTCGAACAAAATGATGAAGTTGTAAGAAATCAATTTTTAAGTATGGTTAACCCTATTTTAGATAATATCAGAAAAGAAAGAGGGTTAATTGATTTTAGAGTTGTGTTGGATGATACACCAGAATCAATTGATAGAAATGAATTGAATGGTAGAATATTTATTAAACCAACAAGATCATTAGAATATATAAGTATTGAATTTAACATCACTAACACTGGTGCTAGTTTCGATGATATTTAATAATTAATATTATTAAAACACTATAATTAAAACCCACTATATGTGGGTTTTTTTATTTCTAATAATATTTATAAAATATGAAAGTTAAACTTACCGAAGAACAACATAAATTAATGATGGAATTTCAAAAAAGAGCTTATTCTTTTGATTGGGATGATAATATATTATTTATGCCCACAAAGGTGTATTTAGATAAGAGAGCAGGTAAAGGATGGGTACCTGTGTCGGTATCTACTGAAGAATTTGCACAAATTAGAGGTGATATCGGTAAAAATATTAGATATAGGGGTAATAGTATTGCTGAAACATTTAAAGATTTTAGAAGTTATGAATCTTTTATTGCTGATACAAAAGAAGCTTTAAGTAAGAATGCATTCGGACCTAGTTTTAATAAATTTAAAGAAGCATTAATAAATACATACGATTTTTCCATTATAACCGCCAGAGGTAATCCACCTGCATCAATAAAAGATTCAATTAAACTAATAATTTCCACTTCTTTAAGTGATGAAGAAAAGGAAACAATGGAAAATAACTTAGGTAATACAACAGTTGAACAATATTTATCCCTTCAGGATTATTACCCAGTTACTTCGGATGATTTTATGAAAGAGTTTGGTATCGAATCATCCGCAACAGAACCAGAAATGGCGAAAACGGTTGCATTAAGAAGCTTTGTAGATAGAGTTATCGGTGTGGTAGGGAAAATTAAAGATGACCCAGAATTTACAGGCGTTAGTATAGGTTATAGTGATGATGACATTGATAATGTTGAATATGTGGAGGAATTCATTGAATCGACATTAAAAAAACTTTATCCTGACATTACATTTCTGGTTTATGACACATCTGACCCAAATAAAACAAAGAAAAAGAGAATTATTATCAAAAAGTAATTTTTTTATAAGAATATACTAGATTACCACAATCATATATACGATAAATTTTTCTATCATACATAATTTCCCTTTCAGTTTTATTTTTATCAAATCCATCTTTTATTAATAAATTTTTACGGTATTTGAATCTATGCACCCTTTCAGTATTAATAATATAAAAATAGTTGGGGGATGAGGTATGGGTTTTATTAAACCCTATCTGGGGATATAAATTACCTTGTGACCATCTTCTATCTGCATAACTTATAACATTATTTGGGTTATACTTTTTAATAAAGTGTTTAAATAGTTTACTAGCTCCTCCGGTAACAGAATGATTAATTTTATTACAGAACCTTAATAACTCCCATTCGTTTTTAACACCATTCATAACAACCCTACCTTTACCAAATGTCATTATCGATACTAATTCATCATTATAGTATAAACCTAAATTAACTTTACTACCTATTGTACCTTGAATATGGTTATCATTTAAGAACTTTGTTTTATCTTTAGTATTAACTTCTTTTATTACACATTTTCTACCATATACTTTATTATCAGTTAATTTAAATAAGTTTTTTAATCTACTTTTAACAATTTCCTTATTATTCACCCATTCATCCTCAAAAATATGTATCAGTTGTATCCCTTTAGATTCACACATATTAGTTTTATTTAAATGGTAATCTTTATCCACATATTTTTCACAATGCCAATACAAACCATTAAATTCTATACCAATATTAAAATCAGGTATTAATATATCAATCTCTTTACCATTAAGAATATCCCTATCACCCTTAATAAGGTTTAACCCCAAAGATAATAAAAAATCTGTTAGTTCTTTTTCTTTTATGGATTTTAACTCACTTACGGTGTTACATAACGTACAAGGGTTTATTTTATTTTTAAATCTATAAAATAATAAACTTCTATCTATGTCATATTCATTATTGCAGTTATTACATTTTAGTTTAACATAGTTACCAGAATCATCAATCACATTTAACCCCCCATATTTTTCGTTAAAATTTGTTAGTTTTGAAATGTGATTGGTTTTTCGAGAACCATTTAAAAGTAATGTATTAGTTACCCCATATTTTTTAAGGTTAGTTTTTTTTCTTTTTTCTACAACACTATTTAATTTGTTTGGGTTGGTTACCCCTAATTTCTCTTTGGTTTTGAGTTGGATATATTCATTATCTTTAAATATATTAGTGACACCATATTTTTTAAGGTTAGTATTGCACATTTTTTCCTTAATATCTTTTTCTTTTTGTTTCCATTTAAGTTTTGATTTTAAAATGTGACCATCATGTTTATTTGTGCACGACACCGAACAATAACTACCATACCCCTCTCTTAAACTTTTCTTAAACTTTAATTTTTTACCACAATTTTTACATATGGGAACCTCAGTTAAATTATTTACGAATATATATATTTTTTCTTTAAACGGAATACCCCCTTTTAAGTTTATATTATCACAATAAAGGTTAATTGAGGTATAGATTTCATTATAATTATTTTCAATATAAGATTCTCTGGTCTTTAATCCAGCTTTATTATTTTCTAAAAAAAACTTTTTATAATCCACTTTTTTTGGTTTTTAGATATTTATTAATAAAGGTAATGAAAAATAATATCATATACAATAATAAATATAAAAAAAATTAGAAAATGGCAGATTTATTAATGCGGATGCCGGTTCCTTACGAACCATTAAGGAAAAATAGGTTTATCTTCAGATTTCCAGATGACTTGGGAATACAAGAATGGTGGGTTGCAACGGGATCACGACCAAAATATTCAAGTGAAGAGGTATCAATACCGTTTTTAAATACTGAAACATATGTTATCGGTAAATTTAAATGGGATCCTATAACAGTATCTTTCAGAGATCCAATTGGTCCTTCAGCGACACAAGCACTTATGGAGTGGGTTAGATTACATTCTGAATCAGTTACTGGTCGACAGGGATACGCTGCAGGATACAAAAAAGATGTAGAATTAGAAATGTTAGATCCAACTGGTGTTGTGGTACAAAAATGGATTTTACAAGGAACACAGATTAACGATGCAGATTTTGGTTCTCTAGGATACACAGAAAATGATTTAGCTACTATCGATGTCACTTTTAGATTTGATAGAGCAATAAATGTTTTTTAGAATTCCTTTATCGAATGTTTACTTTATCCCCTTTATATATGATCATATATAAAGGGGATTTTTTATTTTAATAAAAAAATACATATAGAATGTATAATATATAATTTTTACTACTTTACAAGTATTTATTATAAAACCGCAAAGGTATGGGTAAAAACAAACAAAGTTTAATCGAGGAGATTAATAGGATAAAATCTTTATTTAGTGAAGAACGATTATGGGGTAATTTAACTGAATCTACTGATGATGAGTGTATGGATCAATTAGAGGCGTCAGGGTATTTTATCTCAAAACCAGGGTCATCATCAAATGATTTAACTAGACAACACTTAGTAGGTTGTTTATACGCTGGGGGAAATAAAAACAATCCGACAGATTTATATAGAATATATGAAAAAATTAAGGGTGAATCTACTAACGTAAAAATAAATATTCAAGAAAGAGGAAGTAATTGTATGTTACTATTTACAAATAAATCACCATGTAATGGTGATGAATTGGTTGGGTCAATATGGGAAGACCCACTTTCAACCTGGAATCTACAGGTTTTATATAAATTTAAAGATTCTTTAGGTGGAATTCCGCTTTTCACTAGTAAACAGATTCACTTTTTTGGTTGGGAGGGGGTATTAAATCCTGCAACTTTTGATTATAACAATTTTAAATTTAAGGGGGCATATGTCGCTAACGGTGCATATATACCAGGGTCATATGCTGTTAATCAGAATTCATTGAAAAAATATATTGGTAATAATGAGATGGATGATGATGAAGATGGAAAAAACGACCTGGATACTTCAGTTGATACAACACATCCGAATCCTATAAAGGATTTTTTAACCGATCAAACAGGTATTGGAAGCCCTACTGGGAATTTTATAGACGATATACTAAAAAAGACATCTGGGTTTTGTATAAGTGGAGGTGCTCCATGGAAAAGAAAATAAATTAATATGAAAAAATTACAAGAACAAATTAAAAGAATGAAATCTCTTATGGGAGAAGAGAGGTTATGGGGAAATTTGGTGGAGAAAGAAGTGTTAACTGAAATTAATTGGAGAGCACTTGTAGCAGCAGCTAAAAAACAAAAAATACCAGTTAATGGGATAACTCGGGCTACAAGATTAAGATTGAAAAACGCGTTGACGAATGCGGACCAACAGACCAGACTTCTTGCATTTGATAATCTTATATCTAGAGTTGGTGATCAGGCATGGAAAACCGAACTTAGGAGGGTTTTAATGCCAATTAAAATCAAGGGAGATTGGTTGTCTGAAGATGCTGTTGAAAAACTTATTAGGGATATGGAATTAAAAGATAAGTTTTTACTTATCAATTTGAGAGATGGTAAAACTGCTGATGATTTGGTTGCTTCTTTAAATACACTTGTAAAACCAGGGGAAAAGGCATATGATAAATCTGTGATTAAAGATATGGTGTATTTGTTATATGGTAATGATAAATATATTTTTGATAAATTAGGGATTACACCAGACGTTACTGTTAAAAAAGTTAACCCAGACGTTTCTGTTAAAAAAGTTAACCCAGACGTTTCTGTTAAAAAAGTTAAACCAACTGACAAGGCTCCGACCAATCAAAGTCAAAAACAAAAAACGGATAGTTTTTATTCGGATCATAATATTATGAAGAATGTGAAAAAAGATAGATGGAGAGGAGAGTACTATATGACAAAAAACGGAGATATTAGGAGAAACTGGAAAGATGGTCGTTGGGCGCGATTGACAGAAACTATATTCTGGAAATGGAGGCTTAAAATTAAACCGATTGACTGGATTGCAGATAAAACTAGAAAAATTTTTAATAAGGTATCAATATATAAACATAGGCGGATTCCTGGACTTGGAGATGCAGTTGTTAACGCGTTTAAATACTCCCCCATTATAATGGAGACTTGGGCAATTAAAAATTTTTGGGCAGATAGATTACAGATATGGGGTGAAGATGCGGATTTATGGGACCCCTCTACTTGGGAATTTGATCTAGATTATACAGGGAAGATGAATTTGACATGGGATGAAGATACGGGGGAAAGGAAGTGGGTAGAAGAGGATAATACAGTTGCAGGGATAATTGGAGATTTTCTGTTTGTAACTGTTACAAATAACCCAATATCTTATCTAGGTTGGTCAGTGCCAGTCCGTTTGGGTAAGATGGTCTACAGTCAAGAAGTGACAAAACATAAGAAAATAATGGCGCAATGGATAAAAAATAAATATTTATGTTGCCAAGCTAAAGAACCCGCTACTCAGAATGCAGATGGGGTTGTTTTAAAGAAAGAAATAACTGGATGGTCTCCAGGATGTGATCTACATGGACAAACAGAAGATGGTGTAACTTTTGGTTGTGCATATCCGGATGGGCCACCTAGTTGTGAAGAGCTGTATGATGACATTTTCGTTAAGAAAAATAAAGATGATAAAACAGCGGCGGAAGTAAAATTTGAAAGTGATATGTCAAGTGACGAGAGTTGGCAGAAAACAGCATGGAAGTCTGCAAAAAAAGCCTTTGAAAAGAACTACGGAATAGAGAATGAAGATTGGGTAGAAGAGACAGTTTCCGGTATTTTTGGTGATCCCAGTGAACTTTGCCCAGAGATGGGGAAACTTATTGATATGGAAAAAATACAGGAAGATGTTGATGAGGTTGTAAAACAAGCTAAGGCGGAAACGGAAGAAAAGATTGCTGAGATAGAATATAAAACGAAAAATGCGACAGAATTAGCGGCGTGTGAAAAGATATCAAAATTAAGATCTCAAGGATGGTTACAATGTGATGATTGGAAATCAAGCTTCGTTGGAGAGTGGTGGGGAGAACCTCGCAAGTTGACTTTTGCTGATGATTATACCGGGTTTTCCAAATGTTGGTGTAGTGATAGCTCAAGTAAATTTGGCAGATCCGATATGGCACAATGTATTAAAGGTGCCAATAATGCGTGTAACGGGAAAGGATGTGAGTAGTAATAAGAATAAACTAAAATAAACTATGAAATTATTAATTACTGAAGAACAATATAAAAGGATATTTCTTTTAGGGGAACAAACCAAAAAAGTTATTGGTAACCCCTCCAATGACCCTTCTTATGCTGCTGATGAGTATGTAAGAAAATATGGTGAAGATGGTATGGGATATGATAAAGATGGTTTTGATGATAGAGGTTATGATAAAGATGGGTACGATAAAGATGGGTATATTGACGATGACCTGGAATTACTTCCTGGGACAAATATAACAGTGGGCGAATATAATAGTTGGAGTGATAAGAAAAAAGAGGCCTTTGAAAGGAAGTCATCAGATAGTTGGGACTTATCTAATTCGGGTTTGGGTCCTGACTGGAAGGAGAATATGCTTAAACAAGCTGCGGAGGACAGGGATAAACGAGATACAGAATGGGAGGCAAGCCGACAACAAGATATTAAGGATGGGGTAATGGGGTATGGTATGCATTATTATTCCCCAACTTTAAAACATAGGATTCATAAACACATGTTTGCTTGGGATGAAAATGATAAAGAATACGAAATAGAAAAAGAAGCTTATTACAATATGTTTAAAGAATACCCTGCCGACCCTATATGGAAAAGAAAGGGGTTTAAGAATTCAGAAGAATATTATCGTTGGTGGAACGATGAAGGAGAATATTCATACGGTGTTTTTGCAAAGGATGTTGTGAAATTTAGTTATCAGAAAATGGGTGAGACAATATATAGTATCTTTGACTGTGGTGAGCAAAAAGGTATAGAATATTTTCACTGTGTTATGGGGAATGCATCTATTGTGGTTTCTTTGGTACCTATATTAGGTACACTAGCTTCTGCAGTTATAGATGCTGTTGATGCAGTTGTTTACGTAGGGGAAGCTAGTTGGGATCAGTTTGAAAGCGGTTATTATTTTATGACGGGTGATTATGATAAAGGGATGGATAAACAGAAGGAGGCTAAAATGAATTTGATTTGGGGTGGGTTATCCGCTATGGGTATAATACCCGGAGTTACTGAGGCTAAAGCGATTTGGAGATATGCACCAAGAGTTCAGAAAGCAGCTGATAATATAATTAAAGAATTGGCTGAAAAAGGTGTTAAACAGATAAATCTCGAAGAATATACTACAATTATAGTAAAAAATACGGAGAAGTTAGATAAAAAAACAACAAAAAAAGTTACTGATCTTATGGACGTGTTGACATCCAACCCCACAGTTTCAAAGGAGTTAAAGGATATAGAAAAGGCAGTATTAGAGTTTAATCAATTTAATGATAAATTTATGGCAGCGAATAAGTTGACAAAACTTCAGTACGCTTCATTTATAAATGGTAGTTCATTTGGAAAATTAATGGCGAAACATGGAAATGATTTTTATAAGGCAATTAAAGATGACACAGTAAGAAAATTAATAAGCACATTTTTAGTTCAGGCAGGGTTATCTACCGGAATAGGTGGAGGTGTAAAATATTATGCGCATACAAAAGAAGAGAGGTTAAAACAAGACGCTAAAAAAGGTAATATTGCTAGTATTGTTAAAGTTGCAGGATATAACTGGGAATTAACAAAAGAGATATTTGGGGTAGACCCCGATTCAAGTTATAATGATAATATATTACTTAAAAAAGCTTGGACAGCTGGGTGGAGACCATTTAAAGACAAAAATAATGTACCAGAAGCAGAAGATATTATAGTGGTTCCAGAAAAATACCAAACAGAATACTATAAAGAAGTTTATGGTTTCAGTGGAGAGGATGTTGACCTTGACCTTGATAAAATAAAACCTAATGTTTCTGTAATAGATATAGTTGATGATGAAGATTCAGAAAAATTAAGGCGAAACCTGGAATTGTTGATAGATAAATCTCAAAAAGAATATGAGGAAAGATTAAGACAAGAAGCGGGCAAAAAAAACTAAGTAAAAAATTTGTATAATTAAAATTTTTTTTGTATATTTGTATTAATATTAACAACTTAAATATATAATTATGAAAAAAATAGTAAAAATTGTTTTAATTGTGGCTGGAGTTTATTTAATTTCACCTACTTTGGTTATTAACATTTATGAATTAGTTAAAAAGGAAGTAATATCTATATTACCTACTGATAATAAACCACCCACTAATTTCGAAAGTGAAAATCCAGTATCATATACAGAATCTACCGATACATATGAGGGGGCTAATCTTCCATCTAATACTGGTATGAGTGTAGAAGATGTTATTAATTATTAATTTCATTTAAAAAATTTACTTTTATATATTTATAACTATAATATATAAAAAGTTTTAAATGGAAGAAAAAATTAATAACCCAGTATCACCTGATTACATTCCTGCAGAATATCAGGTACCCTTTGACGTTATAGAAATACCCTCTCAAGGGATTTTATATAAAAATAAAAATAAATCAATTAAGGTAGAGTATCTAACTGCTTTTGATGAAACTATTTTATCGTCACCAAACATAAGTAATAGTGGTAATATGACCGATATACTTATTAATCGTAAAGTCAAAGACTTGGGTTTTGACCCTTTAGATTTATTAGTATGTGATAGAATAGCTATTTTACTATTTTTAAGGAGTACTGCTTTTGGTCACGAATATAAACAACTAGTTGTAAATAAATTAGGGGATGTTGTTGAAGGTACAATAGATTTATCTTCATTAAAACAAAAAAAACTATCTATAAATCCAGATGCGGATGGTCTTTTTGATTTTGTTTTACCTACAACCAATCAAATAGCTAAATTTAGATTTTTAACGGGTAGAGATGAAGCGGAAATCGATGAGTTAGATGCCAACTACATTAAAAAAACAAATGATGGTATATCCAATAAACTATTTTTTAGGTTAGAAAAACAAGTAGTATCCATTAATGGTGTTACCGATAAAATAAAAATTTCAAACTTACTTAAAAATTTATCATTAAAAGATTCTAGACTATTAAGGAAATATATTTCTGAAATTGAACCAGGAATTGACTTTGATACTACAGCTGGGATTCATGGGGGTGAGTCCGTATCTTGCTTTCTTAGGTTTAACTCATCTTTTTTCTTTCCTGAACTCTGAATACCTACTTAATATTCATAAACAAATAAATTTTTTAGTTAAAAATTTCGGTTATACATACAGAGATGTTATGCATATGCCTACTTTTTCTAGGTTAATTTTCATTAATGAAATTAAAACTGAAATAGGTAATAAAACAAAATAATGATATATTTATATATAAACATTATGTTATGATAAACGAAAGATATAAGTCGATGATACGTTCTATTTCCACAATGAACAAACTAATCGACAACTTAACAGAATCAAAAAACCCATATGAAGATACACTCGGGGATGAGAGTGTTACGAGTAAATCTGATGCACAAAGAAAAGTAGGGGAAAAAGCAAAGGGGTTGTTCCAAAAGATTAGAACTAACTTAAGTCAATTTAAGGAATTGGAAGCGGAGGTACCACAATCTAAAAATAGTAGCATTACAGCTAATTTTAGTGAAGAAATAGGTAATGATACATTATCACTTACGTTTTCTGCGGTCAACCAACCTAAATTATCGGATAATGATGGAAATGAAGTTACACCTGTTATTAGTGAAACGTATCAATTTGATGTTAAAGGTTATGGTGGGGGAAAAGGTGATTTTATTAAAATCAAAGGGAAGTCTGGTGTGTTAGATAGACTTGTTTTCTTACTTAATTTTCAAAAAATTGTCAAAAATAATCAACCTAATGAGGGGAAAATTTTTTATTGTAATAATGACGCGTGCGATTTGAGAGGTCCTTTTTCCACTTGGCAAGGTAAAACTCAATGGTAGTAAAAATATAGAATATGGGATCAGATGATGACGCAAAAGCATTGTTAAAAACAATGAAAGAGACTACCAAAGAAATGGGTAAGCAAAAAAATGTGTACGATTCAATTGCGGGTGTCACCAAGAAAATCAGGGCGGGTAGTCAAGAGGAGTTAGATGACTTTAGACTAATGGTTGAGGCAATGGATAAACGTAGTGATTTATCGGGTACGTATAAAAAGGATTTGCAGGATCAGTTGGATTTAATGGTGAGATTGAATGATGAGTATGTGAACTCTTATAAGGCTGGTGGTAGGATACTAGGTGAACTTAAAAAGGTAACATTTGAAACCAGAAAGTTTGCTTTTACTCAAGCCGCAATATATAATTATGGGGAAAAAATAGCTCACCAGTATAGAGATATTGCTAGAGATGTAGGGTTAAGTAGGGATCAAGCACACGCAATGGGGGCATCCTTTAGAGCAGCATTACCTGAAGTTTTATTAATGGGTGGGGAGATGTCTGATATTACTAATACATATTCCTCTTTTATGGAACAAAGTGGTAGGTTAAGATTCTTCAGTGAGGATGATTTAGTTACGGTTAATAGTATTAGTAGAGCAACTAAAATGTTACCATCTGATACCGCAAAAATGGCTGAATCTTTTGATTTAATGGGTTTATCTGTAGAAACTATGAATGAGTCATTAGTGGACGTATACACTTCATCTCAAAAAATGGGTTTAAACTCAACAAAAGTTATAAAAACATTACAAAATAATATGAAATCTATGCAGTCATATTCTTTTGCCAGTGGAGTTAGAGGTATGACAGAAATGGCTAAACAAGCTGTTAAAATGAGAATTGATGTAAGTGATGTTTTAGGTATGGCGGATAAGTTCTACCAACCAGAAGCTGCATTAGAAGCGGCTGCAAACTTACAAATGTTAGGTGGTGATATTGCTAAGGCGTTTGGTGATCCTTTTGAAACTATGTATTTAGCTCGTAACAAACCAGAAGAACTGGCAAAAAGGTTACAAGAAATGACTGAAAATATGCTTCAATTTAATGAAGAAAGTGGTCAATACGAACTCCCTGCAGAGGGTAGAATGCAATTAAAAGCTGCTGCTGAACAATTAGGTATCATGCCAGATAAAATGATAGAGCTGGCTCGGCAATCATCAAAAATAAAAGATATTAAGATGAACATCTCTGGTAATGCTTTTGATGATGACGTTAGGGAAGGAATTGCTGGTATGGCAAAAATGAAAGATGGTAAATGGGTTGTTGATTTTAGAGATGAAAAAGGGAAACCAATGGAGATCGATATTAATAATACTGGAGAACTACAAAATGCTATAGATAAAGGTCTTTTATCTGAAGGTCAAGAAACAGAAATGGATCTTTTTAGGCAAATATCTTTAAATACCCAAACAATGACTGAGAAAATGGGTAATCAAGCTGAAGCATCGAGAGCTAGTATAACCGCTGCGGTAGATTGGCACGCAGTGTATGAGAAAGCACTTGGACCTTCGATATCAAAAATGCAAGAAGGAACACAAAATTTAGTAAAAAAACAAATTGAAACTTATGGGAATCTTACTGGATTAATGACGGGTCAATTAGATACTTTTAAAAATTGGGTAGAGGCAGAGGTAGCGGTACCTAATTCTGCTGATTTTATACCGATCGAGGGAGGTGGGAATGTTCCTAATAGTGATCCTGGATCTGGCGGTGGTAATATTGACGACAACACCTCTGTCGATATTGAGGATCTACTTAAGGGAGGAGGTGATCTATCAATGAACACCCATAATACCTTTGACCCTTTGATGATTAATATAAATATAACTGGTGATGATAATATGAAAGGTATAGTTACAGTGGAAATGGCTCAAGTAATAGCGAAACAAGCGGTACAACAAATAAAAAATAATGGTGGAGTTACAGATAGTAAAGAAGCATATGATAATATAGGTGATAATATAACTGTAACGTAATAAAAAAATAATTTATTTTCATTTTGACCTTTACTTACTAAATTTTTCCTTGTATATTGGACCAACTAGAACAAATTAAAAATAAATAATTAACTAAAACAAGAACAAAACAAGAACAAAACAAGAAAAATATACTTAATATTCTTGTAATTATAAAGTTCTCATTAATTTATTTCCTGAAATTTACTCTTTAAATATTTATATAGAAAGAATAATATATGTCCGGGATTTTA